CCCGGCCTGGGCCGTTATTTCCAGATCAGCCTAATTCCCATACTTACCACCCACGAAAGCAAGGCCACAATCATCGCCATAAAACCAGCAAAAGCCGCCCCGATTCCAAAATGTCCGGCATCTTGTCTTGAAGCCCAAAAGAACGCTATCACTGTCACGGCTAACGGAATCCACCACCACTGAATCGTCAACGTCATCTTCCCTCCCCTCCCGGATGGGCTATTTCATCAACCAATGAATGAGAGCATCGATCAAATCTGGCTCCCCCCAAAAACACACGATCAACAACACGATCCAAAGCATGCGAACCTCCGGTAGTTTTATACTGATCTTTGGCATTTCAACCTTCATCACTATCCCTCGTAGCCCCGCCGTTCTTCCTGACGACGCTCTTCCCAACTCCTACGGTCTTTCCAAGTCTTCTCTGCAATAGGCGCTGGACGCACAGAAACGGCCTTCTTTGGCTCCCAACCCGCACACTTGTGGCATTGCCCCTCGACAAGCACCATTACCTCTTCTTTACACTTTCGGCAGGGTTTCCAGGTTATGGGCATTTTTGACCACCCGCCCTTATTTATTAAGTACTTAGTACTTGTACTTTAATCTTATTCTTAAGATATCTAAGCCCGTCTAGGCGCGCCTGGGCATCTCTGTACTATGTACGTACTAAGTACATGTACAGATAATAAACCTATGATTACTCTCCTAAGAGAAACCAGTCTTAAGAGTTACAGTACGGCCCGCTCACTCTGTTTTTCCTTGCAGACTCCGGTTTGAAGGGAACACGCTGCAACGGATCTTGCCCTGCTTTTGCGAGATGGTACAAGCGAGTAATTCGCTTAAACTTGGATGCCCAGTATGCGCCTTCCTAGTCAGCGGCTTTGCATTCCTGCTAGAAATTGTGCTTGGAGTGATTCAGAGCCCTCCAAGACTTTGTGATTCACCCCTCCCGGGGCCTAAAGCTGTTTACCGAAAGACATAAACTCAAAGTGCTTTTTATCCGGCCATTTGTAGTCTGAGTGTGGGCAGACATAGATAGGCCCGGAGCTGTGAGACAAGATATCTTCTTCATGCCATTCAACTGGGGAAATCTTTTGAAGCCACAAAGGGAACCACCGCGCTTTGAGAGCGTCCCACCATGTCTTTGGCCATTTGAAATGATGCCAGCTTTCGGTTTTCGGATGCTCTCCTGCGAGGATCCAAGTCTTTAGGCCAAGCACAAGGTCTTCAGTTAAATAATTAATTTCTGCCCTTATCTCAGAGTTAGACAGAACCTGCAAAAGGTTTTGACTAAGATGCTTTCTAGCGTTTATCTCAAATCTCTCGCAGACGTATTTCTTTATCTCTTGCTCTTCCACAAATCCCCTCCCCCTTCTCTCCGTCTAAAATGGCGCGGCTGGAACTCATCGAACTCCGGCATAGCTTTGAATGGAAGTCATCAGGTTCGGCCTAGCCTGCCTTGCCCTTCCCATCCCATTCACCACGGGATACCCGTGCCCGGGTATTCCATAGGACCCTAACGCCTTCGTCCTTCCGTTGGCTAATCCAGCCGCGCTTAATCTTTCGCTTGGTGTGTTTGCTCTTAAAACCAAGGAGCTTTTTAAACTGTTTATGTTGAGTCTTAATAAGGTTACTGAGACATTTCTGATGTATAAGTGAGAATAGGCTTGGCTTCCGTTTGGCCTTCCTTTGCCTGCCGGTTTTCACTGTAACGTCTCTCCTGCTGTTTCTAGATAGTGTTTAACCTGTGTTAAATCCGTCTTCTCATCGCCCTGGTGCTGCTTCAAAAGCGCCTGAATGGTCTCCATCGAGCGATTATTAAGAACCATGAGCGCCCAGATCATCGGGTTATAACGTTTCTTGAAGATATGGCAGCCAGCGCAAAGGGCGATACCGTTTTCAATGACCCATCGCGTGCTATTGCGCCGTCTGCTGAAAATATGGTCGGCTGCCAGATTCTTTGAGCCCCCGCACCATAGGCACCGCTTGTCCCGTTTCTTCACGATTCCCGACCACACTGCGTCTAACTGCTTCTTAAACTTTTTCTCTTCCTTTGCCCGCTTTGAAGCACTCATCGCAATAGATCTCCGATCGATACTTAACAGGGCCAGAGCCTTCTATTTGCCGCCACCAGAAACTCCTGGCTAAGTGTCCACAATCCCCCTTAATCGGATACACCTCATCCCGAGAGAGAAAACCGTCTTTGAACTCGGGAGGCTTTTTCTTCATAGCAGAGAGCCGAAGTTAAACGCCGCCTGCTTCTTCTCAAAGAAGAGTTTGGCAGGCTTTGGGTCTTCCTTTGGGGGCAATACCTGATATTCCCAGAGCCCTAATTTCGGATCGCCGCGCCGCCTTTTGTTGACAATAAAGCGCCCGAAATCAGCCTTGCGAAGATCTCGCAACCTAGCGGAGATACCAGCCTCCGAACCCCCTGTTTCCCCTCGGATCTCCTCAAAGGTCCGCCACTGCGCATCCAGCATGAGGCTCCGCACCCGATCTAGGAGGCCGGAAAGCCTCTCGCCGTCTAATTCACTGTCGTATGTGTCTTGGTTCATAGGACCTCCAAAAATCTCCCAAGGCTTGCCTTTTGCCGGGACAAGCATGGAACGGCCTAGGTTCCATATGGGCTTGGGATAGAAATTGATCGGCATGGCCCGCGTTCTTACCGCCGGAATGCCTCCCTTTTGCCGGATATCAGGAGGCCAGGCCAAACCCTCGGGGGTTACGCCCTCAGAAGTCCAGCCCGTCAGCCGGGGCAGGGGTTCCATGCGCCCGGGTCTTCTTAATCTGATTCGTCTTAACCATTTCTCCGGTCTTCTTGCTCTTGTATTCGCCGGGCTTGATGTAGGCTTCAAACTTCTTGAATTCCCACCGCTTCGGATCAAAATCAAGCTCTCCGCCGATCTCTTCCCCCATCATCTGAAGGAACTTAACGCCCATCCAAGCCTTGGAATCTGTGGCCGGAAGGAGAGAGACCATGTAGTTGATCGTTTCCCCGCCGAATTCCTCGTTATTGATGATTTCGCATTTCATGCTGATGCGGGGATAGCCTTCAGGCGTTTGGCCCTCTTCTGCGTTAATGATCTTAACGACATACCAATCTTCACGGATGGGCTTAAACTTAAACTCGGGCTGAATCCCCGTACTGTTGTACCGAACCATTATTTTCCTCCCTGCAATTTCTTATTAAGGTAATCCAGAAGCTTTTGCCCCTGATCTTTGGACATCTCCGTGAAGCTCTCGACGCTGGCCTTGGTCTTCCAGGCCTGAACCTGATCCGGCTCGATCTTCATGACGGCGATAAGCCGCTCAATTTCCGCCACCATCACGTCGTCGGCCAATTCAACAGGGACGGATGTCCGGTCCATCACCTCTTTGCCGTACATCTCCGCAAAGACCTTGTAGTCCAGGGGGTACTCGTTGCCTTCCACAAAGGACTCAATCCGGCTTTTCTTGACCTTAAAGACCCGGTTTTTGCCTTCCTTGACGACTTCCAGCCAGAGGTCCAGCTCATACTCCAGCTTGTCGTAACCGTCAAAAGTGGTCCCGCCGTAGGTCAACTCAGAACCTTTGCGTTCCCACTTATCCTTGGAGTGGCAAATGATGATGACGGCCATGTCCAACTTGTCGATCCAGCGCATAAGCTGGCGAGTCGGTTGATTGGCCATCTTCTTATCTCGGCCATAGTCGCTGCCAACCGTCGCCTCGGCGATTGCCGCTTCCAGGTTATAGAGCTTGGAAAACGAGTCGTAGATCACCGCTCGATGCTGATGCTTCGTCGTAGCCAAAAGCTTCGTCTGCTCAATGATCTCCCGGAAATCCTGGCTTCCCTGTTCTTTGCCGAAATAGGTGGCCTTCACTTCGAGGAGCTTCTTTTGATACTGCGGCCGCGTCGCGCCGCCTTCGATGTCCATGTAGTAGGGGTCTGGGAAGTCCAGGGCAAAAAACGTCTTGCCAACTCCTGATTTCCCGCTGATAAGGATCTTCGGCTTCGGCGGTGTTACAATCTTTGGTGCTACTCCTTTTAACGGCATACTGCCTCCTGTGCGTTTATTCCCCGCGTGGGCTTATGAATAAATTGGTTTTGATCCACTTCCAAACCCGCTCATACCACCGGGGCTTCGGCTTCTTGCCGAAAGCCGCACGAATGTCAGCGGGCTTAACCTTAAAATCGTCCTTCCAGTCGTGGATCATCTCTGAGAAAGCTCCAGAGCCACCCAGAGCAACACCCAAATAGCAGCGGCGATAAGTTTGCGGCGCATCTCTTTGTAGTGGCCCGAAATCATCCACCCGGCCCAAGCATTGATCACCATCGTCAAGGCTATTTCTGTGTAGGTCATCATGGTTGCTCCCTCCTCTCCAACAGCTCCGAGTTTTCGTGGACGTTGCCGATGACTTCTCCGTGCCACCATATCCCCATACCGCAAAATGCGTTGTGCCAGATTCGGCTTCCACGCTCTTTCTCGCTACCAATCAGTTTGATGTTGGCATGGAAGCCGTCGCCTGAATACTCAATGACGCTGATGGCTCCACAGCAATTACGGCGAAACACATCCCCCTCGTAAATCTCCCGCCCGTTCTTGTCGTGGAGGCCGGTGAATTGATCAACGATCATTCCGTGCCGTGGGTAAGGAGCGCCTTCTGGTCCGTCCGTAAGCTCTTCGTGCGCGTACACCAAGTCGAAGGGGCCACGCATCTTGCCACGGGCGGTATCCCACGCGCGAAACTTAATCTCCCGCACTTGCCCTCCTCTCCACCCAAACCGCCCGGACCTCGGTGGACATGCCGTACACGCCTTTCACTTCGGTATGCGTCCTCCACGCCCACAGGAAGGCGCGGGGCATTAAATAGAAGGACCACGCTATGAATAGGAGGGCGGAAAGGAGTTTCATTTAGAACGCTCCTTCAGCATGGCGTCGGCAAACTTATAAGCGTTCATGGCTGCTTCTTCCCAAATACTAATCCCAGGGTTTTTACCTATTTGTTCCAGAAGAGATATCCGTCCACCAATCGCCATCCCCGCAAACCAGTCCCGGAGGGACATGCCGAACTGTGCGTCTCCGCTAGGGGTTGGTGCAACTCTTGGGAACGCTGGCCCTCCGTCATTCACCTTTTCGTTTGGCAATGTGCGCGTCCTCCTTTGCATTCTCTTCCGCCTCCCAATCCCTCCCCTCAAACTCCGAAGGCTCCATCTGCGGGTGTTCGGGGAAGCGGAGTTCCCATTTCGCGGGGCCGGTCATTTCTCGCTGTTCTCCTTGGCGGGGAGGCGGGAGAGGATTTCGTTCGCCTCTTGTTTTAGGAGCAGATAACGGCCACTGCCCTCTTCTGCATATGCCGACGCAAACCTTCTTAGCCATTCCACCATCTCCCCCACGATCCCGGATTCGATGTCTTCGGTCTTGAATCCGGCGAGGGCGTTCCAGCATGCTTCGATACGATGGGCGTTTTCAGGGCTCCGGGGTCCATTCCCGGTGTAGGCAACGACTACTTCACCGCGCTCATCCTGTCCCGCTACCCCCGATAAATAGAGGCCATCGCACTTATCAACCGATTTGCAGAGGAGGGCCTTGATTTGCTCCTTTGAAGATATGGGTGTCCCATCTTCATTGATGTAGTTCGCCCAAGTTAATTTTCCGTTTGTATGCTCCATCTTCTCCTCCCGTGGTGAAAGTGATGCTGGTCTAAAGCCTCACTACCCCCAACTCGTGATTGATCGCCGCCTTGGCTCCCCGGCACAGAACTGAGTCGCACTGCGTCCATTCTCTACTGCCTGAGTGCGCCATCTGGTGGTGAATGTCCGTCACAGCTTCCAGCATCCGGTCTTTTGCCCGGCTGGTAGAGCGAAGATATGCCCTGTCGGCGTTGATCTCAGCAATCTTAGCGTTGGCCTCAGCGAGTTCCGCCTTTAGCCTCTCGATCTCTTCTTCCCCTGCCAGTATCGACCGCTCGGCGGCGCTCATGAGTGGGCGGCTTGGATATTCTTCATAGGCCGATATTCCCGCGTCACCGAATCGTAATACCAGCCATCGCTGTCCGCGTAGAATCCGTGGATTTGATCAGCCAGGCCCCGCGCCGTTTCTTCCTGCGCTGTGTAAGCCGTGTACCGCCCATCGGAGTCAAACACGTCGTAGCCTTTCATGGTGTCTCCTATTGGCCCATCTTCCAGGAATGTCTCGCCGCCTTCGTCCGGTTGAGAATATCGATCTCCCCGCTCCGGTCTTCCAAAATCGCCTTCACCTGCGCCATCAGATACCGCTTATGCCTTAAATCGCGGGAAGCCTTGGACATTTCGGTTAAGTGTCCGATCATCATGGCGTTCACGGGGCCCTCCATTTATTCCATCCGCTCAGTTTTGGCTTTGATGAAATCGAGAACGGACTGCTTAATGACCCGCTCTCTCGCTTTTGGACCTGACTTGAAAACCTTGATCTCCCCCAGGTATCCCATCGCCCGCTGGCGGCGCAGGGTCTCATAGTGGATGTGCAGTAGCGCTGCGGCTTGCTTAAAAGTGATTAATTCAGGGGTCATGACTTTCTCCCTAAAGCAAGATTCAATTGGATGTCCTTTATCGGCCGACCCAAGCTATCCTCCGGGGAAAGGACTTCCTCTGGGGTATTGAAGGCCAACCGCCGCTCCATGTGCTTAAGCTCAATAGCGGTAGGAATCCTTTCCCCCCGCATGAAGCGATACCACCGGGGGCCAGAGATACGTTCCTTACAGAGTCTCTGGCATTCGGGGATGTTCAGTCCCCGGGCCTCGATGATCCCTCTGATAAACATCCCGAAGCGGAAATAGGGGGCTCCCATAGTCGTATCGTCTACCGTGTGACCCATTGGTTTTTCTTACCCATCGGTAAAGTCGTGCCCATCTGGTCAGTAGACCCGCAAAAAAAATGAGGGCATACTGTAGGCATGGATAAAACGAAAGGCCGAATGATCTCCCTCCAGAAGGAAAGATCACTCGGCCTAAAAACTACGCCCTCGCCAGCGGACACCCCTCCAAGGGTTAACGCCGCGCCGGGCGTAAAGAGAAAAGACCTCAACGACGCCTTTGATCTAGCGTGTGAGGTCATCATTGGAGGGGTGTCTCTTTGCGATCATTTTTCGTACCCGAAGTACAAACGAAGATGCGATTTAGTAAAATTACCCCGGGATATGGCCTCTGCTTTTGGCAGTGGTGGGGCTATATTTTTAGGCTGGTTGTGTGAGAGAGGAGGCTTGCTTCTCTACTCAAGGAGGCCCTATGTTCAAGGCCATTTTGAGAGAGGGCTGCTGAGGCTTGGCACCCCGCTTCTTCAGACGCTGGAAGGCGTCTGTCGCGTTCCTGAGAGGGAGCAACTCGGGGTGCCTTGAGGAGGGCCGTGTAACGTTCACGGTGAGGGTCAAGCACCAACTCGGCTTCCACCGGGACTGCTGGGCTCCAGCCCCTCTCTCATTCAACCAGTCTGTAAAGAGCGGTGCTGCTGAGTTTTTAGGGCGTTAGTGGCGCACCTAAAAAAAAGTTCATCTACGTACGTAAGTGTAACGTAAACGTACGTTTATGTCAAGAACTTTTTTATAGGGAGCCTTCATGCTGGAAACAGAGACTCAGCTAAAGGTGGAGATTGACGGGAATTTAGTTAAACAGTTTAAGGCGGCCTGTATGTTCTACAGGCCGAAGGTAAGCATGAAAGCAGCTCTTGAAATGTTAATGAAGGACTGGATCGATAGGGTAGTTGCTACTCTACCACCTGAAGACGCGAAGAGGGTGCGGGGTGGGATGATTTTATCGGGGGCAAAGAAGCGGACATTGCGGCCTTCAAGAACTGGAACCCAAGGATGATGAGCATCTCCTGGGTCAACTCATACTCGTCACATTGGCCATCTTTTTCAGAAATTATCAGGACGTTTGGTTCCATAAATCCTACATCGGTCTGCATTGGGACGCCTCACATTTGAGCAAAATCCCGCGCACAGCGTTGAAAATCTACATAGTCCCCCCAGACTTGTATAGAACGAAATTGCGGTCCAAATAAAAGAGGGGGGCACGTGCCGCCGAGCTACGAGAATAACCCGGACAGTCGCCGCCCCCATGGCTGTTAGCCTTGGTATGGCGGCTTCGTCTCGGTTTCTCGTAGGCCCCTCGGAACACTGAGAGAGCTACCCGGCTCTTACGCCAGGCCCGGAGAAGCAAAAACATGATTACTACAGTTGCACTTTACAGTACAATTATTACAATTTGAAGCCTCTATGAGTATGAACTACAAGATATTATCTAAGCCTAAGTTTATTCTGATTTGGCTGATTATTGATTTGTTCCGCGCGGGAATTCGTTGGATCAGGAGAAGGTTATGAAGGTGTTAGCCTTGTTGTTTTTCACGACATTTGGATTTGCGCTTTCAGCTTGTCACTATGGAATTAGTGGCGCTGGGTGCAGGGCGAGGATGAAGAGACTATTTTTAATTCTATTCTTCTTTTTCCAAATTAAAAATCTTTATGCCAAAAGATCAGACGAATTCCTCCGGCAGTGCGAAGACCAAAAAGAATATATCGATATGGCATATTGTTATGGATTTATTCGAGGGACCATAGGAGCTGCCATTACTCTTAGCCCTGACTTTAATAATTTTTTTTGTGGTCCAAAAGAAGATTTAAGCAATGATCAAATGGTTAAGATATTTATCAAATGGATGAATGACCATCCGGAAAATTTACATCAAGAAGCAACGGTTTCTGTGGTTAATTCATTATTGGCCGCCTATCCATGCAAGACTCCGGAGGTGAAATGAAACAGATATATTGTTTTATCCTTCTTATGTTCTTAGGTTGTGCAACTGGAGAACAGATCAAGAATGTTTCCCCTGGGATGTCAAAAAACGAGGTCATATCTCTTCTGGGCAAGCCCGACAGTTATAAAAAGATGGGCGACGTAGAAGTCTACAGTTATACCAATCGTTTAATTAGCGGCTGGTCCCATGATCGTGCAGACTACCATGTTGTGATTGAAAATGGAGTTGTCTCCCAGTATGGAGCAGGAGAAGTTCGTGTAAAAGAGGGGCCGACACAGACAATTATTATAGCGCCTATTCCCTGAAGCTTTATGCGTCTCCTCAAGGCTGCCATAGCCCATTATATCGAAGACGCCTACACCTACAAGTCAGAGAACACCGTAGAGCATTTCGATATCCCAGCCACCAATCTCCTCCTTGATCATTTCGGAGACGTTCCGCTCTCCACCTTCAATCGCCACAAACTCACAGAATTTAAGCTGGCCCTCTTAGGTCGATACAAACCGAACACCGCTCGGATATGGCTTCGCGGCGTCCGAACCTTTCTTCGTTATTACGGCGTGACCAAGCCGTTCCTAGGGTTCAAGTTCCCCACAGAAGAAGAGGTCGGACGTGTTCTTGCTCCAGATGAGATCGAAATCATTCTAAGCAATAGCCCCCCAGATATTCGAAAGGCTTTTATCTTTGCCCTTTATACGGGGGTCCGAATAGGTGAACTTATAAACGCCTGCTGGGAGAAGCTGGTTATCGATGAAAACGGCGACTGGTTTCTAGACATTTGGCAGAAGAAAACGGGAAGATGGAAAACGATTTGCCTCCCGCCTCCTGCCATTGAAGCAATGGGCGAACGGCGCGAGAAAGGCTTTGTATTCGTTGGGATAACAACCAATCGGCTGCATTGGCATCTCAGAACTATTCGCGCCCGCTTTAAGCTCTCACGTATTCGGTTTCATGATCTGAGGCATACATGGGCGACTCGGTTTATGGAATCAACCGGGGACCAATATGCTCTTCAAAATACTGGCGGATGGAAGGATATCCGCAGTACTTCTCGGTATCAACATAAGACAAAAAGTAGATTGCGTGCTAATTTGAGGGTAGACCTTGGAATAAATCCATCTGATTTTTCAAGCCATAATTGCCGTTTGAGGGGCGTATGGGGAAACCCATGGGGGTTCAAGTCCCCCCCCGCGCACGGTTCGCATAAGCGGCTTTCTAATCAAGCTGAAAATGAAGAAAGGCAGCCGCAGGGATTGAAAAATCTCTGTTGCTGCCTTTCTTCGTTTTGGCCACTAAAAAAATAAATCCTGGTATTAATTTGTGCATGATGCCCACAGATCTGCTCCATGGCTGAATTATTGCATGCCTAGGGGTGGAATTTAGACAGCCTCACGCACTATACTTAGTTGAGGGGAGAATAAATCTCAAAGGAGAGAATATGCCGACATTCGCCATTGCTGCCCTTGCCTTCATGTTTGGGATTTTCACCGGGGGAAAAACCACCGACAACGATTATCAAAAAATAGTTCAGGATGAGGTTTCATACGCTAGGGCTCAATGCGTGGAAGAGGATGGTGAGAAAGTCTGGGTTTCCGAAGATGCCTTTATAAAGATCAAGCCGCCCCTGGGCAAGAAATAGCCCAAGAGCGGCCAATCTCGATCTCTAAAGGAACTTCCGCCCCAGGCTGGTCTTAAGCTTCAGCCAGTTAAGTGCCATCGTCACGGCTCCGGCCCCAAGAGCCGTCAGCCCCAATTCAAGCTGCGCAGGGTCTATCGTCACTCCCAGGTTAGCCAGAACCGGGGCGACCTTCACAGACGCGGCAGCCGACAGAATCACAGCCCCCACCGCCTTCACGCCCTTCTTCAGCGCAATTTTCAGAACCCACTCTTCTATGGTTTCTCTGATTCCCATTATTCCCCTCCTAATTTAACGTCATAAAACATCTTGTCGCCTGCCGACCACTTGCTCGTCTGCTCACACTGCCAGATGTGGGTATTTGTGAGATACCCGGGCTTCTTCTTAAAAGGATCTTCGATCACGGCTGGGTCGGCCCAGAGGATGCGGTTGTTCGGAAGCGCGGCCAGGCCCCCGTTATCCAACTCCAGGATGTGGGCGCACTTATGCCCGCCTTCCCCCACCCCCTCGGCGTATTCATTCCCATACCAGTCTACGGTGAACATCAGCCGCCCCTCATGCTTTGCGCCGTCCTTCAGGAGGGCCATACAGCGCCGCCCCTGCATATGGTCAAACTCTGTCACAGTGAAGTGATAGGAGAAGCAGTCCCAGAGCTGGAGATGGTCCAGAGGCAGGATCGGAGCCGTCTTTTTGGTCACCAAGGCGCTAATCGGGAGCCGCCAGATGCAGGCCCCCACATCATCCAGGACGTGAAACCCAAGCGCCCGCCCCTGGATGCTAGAGATTCCGAAAGCCCTGGCCCGGACAAACTCCCCGAAGTGGTCCTGCATGTCATAGAGGTATTCCGCCCGAACGAGGCAGTCAAAGCTTGGAATTGACCCGTTTAGTTCCGGCACGTTTACCCCCGAATCTGATCCTTAGGAAGGTCAGACGAATGCCCTTCCTCCACAAGCTCGAAATGCGGGAGGTCAAAGAAGTTCTGATCCTTGAGGTCGAAATCCCCATCCCAGTCCCCTCCCCACCGGATTTTGATCCCCAAGCGGTCAGCCACGGCCCGAACGTACCCGCCGAAGTGATAAAATCGGTTCAAATCCTTCCAGTCCACAGGATACGGGGCCACATCGACCGCCAGGCTCGGATAGGAGTTGTGCTTGGAGTTCGGCCATTGGACCTTTGAGAGCCCAGCCTCAAAAGCCTTATCCTGATCTCCCTGCGTCCGATACCCACAAATCACCTTACAGTCAAAGGTCTTCACCACCTCGTTGAAAAGCTCTTTAAGCCTGGGGTGAACTGTGTCCAACTGAGCCTTTGAGGAAGCCCCGAAAGATGCCATTACCGCAGCCTCCGCAAGACTTCCTTTTGCATCTCAATCTGCTCTTTCTGCCGATCTGCCATGGAAACAATCGCCTGCTCGACTTTGCTGATCCTCGTTTCATGGTTATCTACTTTCTGAGATGCCACGAACAGATTTTTTTCCAGATACCTCTGATCGGCCTTCATCGCGCCCCAAGCGACAGCAACTGTCGCGAAGGCAAGGATGAACGGCCAGAGTCTTGCGACCCTTGATAACGTACTGTCTTCCCATCGTCTTCCTTCAGTCATGGTCGTCCCGCAGGCGCGGCCCCTCCCTCGTTATTTAGTTGGGAATTCGCAGACACTTGAATCCGGCTCCGCAGGAGTCGGCAGCCCCGACGCTCACGCGCTCAATGGTTCCGTTGTCCACGTCGTAAATCAAAAATCGGGTATTCCCAGCGGTGCTATTATTGTCGAACGCCGCTTGCTGAGTCCCATTCGTGTAAAACCTTAAATGCCGCTCTGTTCCCGTCAGAAAGCCAGAAACACGGCCGACCTCGACAGCGCCGGAATTCCCTGTAAATGCAATGCCGCGCTCCCAGCCGTTCGACAAGGTTTGACCCTCGAGGCGAAGCATTTCGATGTATCCGGTCGAGGTGGCCGTTGACACAGCATGAATAAGCCTTGCGGGCTGGCTTATCCCAATACCGATGTTCCCACCGTTCTCATTAAGAGTCATGTTCCGAAAGGCGACATTTTGTTCAATAGCTTCAAGCTTAAGCCGCCTCAATCCTGGCGTCGCGGATGTAACGAGGGCCATAGTGCCCTGCAATGTCTCGTCATGCGTATTGTTGGAGAATATTTTTATAGACCCCGATCCACCGCTTGATGCCTCGTCTTTCTCAAAAGGCATCTCCATGTGAATCCCGCCCTGGTCGAAGTTCCAACTGCTGCTGAAATCGTTTGTCCCTATGGTAATTCCCGACTCCGTTGTAAGCGAGAAATTGGACAACGGGCTCGTTGTCCCGATCCCTACATTCCCACCAACCGTCGCCATGTAAACGCTGTAAGCGGCGGTGATCGTATCCACGTAAATAGTTTGAAAGTCCCCGTGCGAAATAGTTGCCGTGTCAACAACAACTGTCACAAAATCCACGGGATTCACAAAATACTTGTAGCCCCGAATTGTTTCTGTGGATGTCCGATGGACGGTGTTCCTTAGCTCCTCATCCAATTGCCGGAAGTTGTAATTGATCGCCGCCGTGTCTTCCCGGCTCTCGACGCCACGAATACGACGGATCTCGCCATGGACAGAAGTTGCAAAGAAGACCAGAAGAAGGAATAGCCCCTTTCTCATTTCTTATCCTTTCGGGCTTTAGCCCTAGCCAATAACGCCGTAAATTGCCCGAGCCCTGTCCGGGGAGCCTTTTCCAAAGATTTCCCGGCTTTATAGAGGGTATTGGCAATGGGAGCGGCCCCGCGACGCTTGATCGCCTCAAACGCGCCAGTCGCTGCAATCGCTTTCGGGAGATCCCCCCGCGTTGCGCCAACGACAATCCCAGGGAAGCTTACAGCCATGTTCCCGGCCTCCCCGGCCATCTTATTGTTGATGCCCTTCATGGCTGTCATGGCTGCTTCCTGTTTTTTCATTCCAGCCACATAGGACTTCGCAAGTTCCGGATCGATCCGTCCAATATGCTGCTTGATATAGTCCCCAGCGGCTTTCCACGCCTTCCGGTAGACATTCGCCTGGGCGGTCCCCACGGTCTTGTCACGAAACCCCAGCTGCCCCCAATACTGCCGAAGGTAGTCGAGGTCATTTAGAGATATCTGGCCCTTTACCATCCGATCGCTAACGTCCCGCCTGGCTGCGACAGCGGCGGACAATTCCGCATCGTTCTGGGGGTTGATAACCTTAGAGAAGGCCTGATCGAAATCCAATTCCGTGATCTGGGCGAGGCTTTTTTCGAGGTCCCCAATCCGCTGGGCATATTGGGTCCGCAGCCCTCTTAAGTTGCTGAGTTTTGGAAAGTCAGCGTCAAAGGAAGGGAACTTAGCCAAAAAGGCCTTCTGGGCTTCCGGCCCGGCCATGGCGGCATTGACCGCCTCGTCGTGCATCTCCCTGAAAAGCCCCTCATAAAACTCAGAGGTCGGCTGCACCTTCCGCTCTGCCGCGTATTTAGTAAGCGTTTCAGCCGCCTCGATTTTGGCCTTGACATATTTGGGCGTCCGGGTTATCCTAGTATCATATGAAGGAAGATCAGGAAGCAATTTATCAGCGGCTTCAAGACCTTTTACACTCTCGGGATAAATTTCCCGAGGGCTTCCAAGGTACTTCTCAATGGCTCCAGGCAATGCACGAGATTGACGACCAGTTGCCCCCGGAGCGCCGGATGTTCCCGTCGCCGATGTCGAAGTCGGCTTAACCCCCGCAATCTCATCCACCAAATTTAAAGCGTCCCCCGCTTCTCTTTTCCCCTCCGCCAGCAAACCTAAAGCATTTTTCTGCGCCTTGTCTGGGCTCCCAAGGGTCGGGATATCCCCTCTTTCCAACATCGTCTCCGTCGCTCTATTCGCCTGCGCTAATTTGCGGTTCGCCTCAAACGGGGATTTCGTGCTGTTCAACTGGGATTTCTGGAATCCAAGCGCCCGGCGGCCAGGCTCAACAGCTGCCCCCTTTAGCGCCTTCCCTAGCCCGCTGGCCTTAGCCGCTATCCCAAGCCCTTCACCGCCGAGCTGCTGCTGAAAGGCTGACGGAGTGAGGGAATCAGAAGCCACGTCCGCCACAGTGGAATAGGCAGCGCCCATGCCCGCCGAGAGGTTTGGGTTCTGTTGCCCGAACTTCGAAGTAGCGATTTGTTCCGCCGTGTTCTCCGCCGCGCTCCGCACCGCTCCGCCCACACGTCGCCCCTCCTCCTCAAGCACTTTCGAAACCCCGAACTGCCCCGCCGACGGGCTGAAAAGACGCTTCACGTTCTCCATAGACGGGATGAACATCTCCTTGGAGGCGTTAAAAAGCCGCTTGACGTAGCCAGCGGGAGAGGTGTCGGTTGGAACATCCACCGCAGGCGAAACCATGCCAGCAGCCGTTGCGGCGAGAGGGTCCGCTGTGGCCATGGCTCCCGCACTTGATCCCTGATACTTCGTCCATGGGCCAGACGGGGAAGGCGTTACTGCTTGGTACTTTTCCCAAGGCCCTGCCATTAGATTTTCTCCCACGAATTAGGATCGGCTGGATTCCCGCCCTTGAACCTATATCCATCCTCCTCGGCTCCGACCTGTGGCCGATTTTGTGGTTGCCCCTGAGAGATAGGCGGAAGTTCCGCCGCCCCGGGGATCCCACGAAACCCGGCAGAGGAGAAGCCCCCAATTCGCTCTCTTTGTTTCTGATCGAGCAGCTTGTCCAACTGGGAGGCCTTTGCTCTCAAGATTTCAGTCGTGTCCCCAGGTTTTGGGATAATGGCGTCGTATTTGGATTCATCCTCTTTTCGGAGGACGCCGCCTTCAAGCCCCTTACCGATAATCTGTTTTGTCGCCGCCGTCAGCTGCTTAAACTTCTGCGCTTTTGGATCAAGCAATTGAAGGGGATTCAGCGGATTTGTCCTCGCCCTCTCAATGTATGGATTCCCCTCTCCGAACCCCGATTCCGCTGCGCCATCGATCAAATCCCGCAACTGCTTACGCGCAGAGGTGATATCCGTAATCTCAACGTTTTGATTTGGCGGCAAGACTGGCGGAGCCCCAGGGACAACGATATTCCCATGGGCTGCCGGGTCATAAGGCTCCCCCGTTGCCTGGACATTTATTGATCCTGAAACAGGGTCATAGAGAAGAGGAACGTTTTTGTCCGTCACCTTCAACTGAGTTTTGTTCGGCTTCTCCTGTTCGGCTTTAATCCGGGCTGTCTCGGCGTTAAACCCTTCCGTCCCCATCCGCCGAAGCTTTTGCTCTGGGGTTTCCTCGGTAAACGTCGGAGGAGTCGCCTCAAAACCAAACATCTGCTCCTCCGGCCCAGCGGTGGGAGGTGGGGCGGATACCAGTTGGCCAGGCTGAACGTTCTCGGCAACGCCTGTGCCGTACTTCGCCTCTGATTCTCTTTTCAGTATTTCCATTTGCTGGCGAAGCTGTTGCATCTGGAGATCCTGTTGTGCCTTTTGAATCTTGAACTGTTGGAATGCCAAGATAGTGCTTGGGATTCTCGAGCCAGCCGATTCAAGTGCTCCCATATCTTGTTCCTGTTGTTCCCTTTTCGTCTTAGCCCCGGGATAAGGTTGAAATTGCAATGCCATGATTTTCTCCTATGTTATCGAGAAGCGGAGTATCCGCCGAAGGCCCCTAGGCCAATCCCAGCAAGAGCGCCATATGGGCCAAAGCTTGCCCCAGCACCCGCACCAGACAATGCTCCGCGTAAAGCCCCCTGGAGTGGGCTGCTCTTCTGTGAATTCAGATACGCCATGTAGTCATTCCGCTGGCGGTTGTAATCGTCCACCTCACGCTGTCTTCCGAGAATGTTGTAGGGGGTTTGATAGGTCAAAGCATTTTGCGCCTGAACCCCGGCCATTCTTGACTGATAGGCCGGTTCGCTCTGGCGCAGATATTGGTTGAACGCCTGAGCATTGGCTCCCACAAAGTCTTCGCGCCGATATCCCTGGGCACGGATGGAATCCCCATAGGCTGCATTTGCTAGGAATCCTTGGCGTTCCTGGGCAAGCCGCGCCCGTTCTTTTGCCAGCATTGCGTCTACCCCCGATGACCCGATCCTCCCCGCCCGCATGTATTGCGACATGATCTGCGGGAGAGCCCGCTTGAATGTCTCCTCCTCGCTCTTCAGGAGCTCTGCATCAAGCGATTGCCGGGCGGCGGCTGATTCTTGTTGTACACGTTGGTTCTCTTTTTCACTTTGCGCTTTCAGATATTCAGGGGTTTGTGCCAAAAACTGTTCCAGGTCATAACCAGAAACCTCGCCAGAAGAAAACTCTTTTGAGAAGTGGTCCAATTCGTTTGAAGTAGGCGTCCGTCCCAGGGTTGACTGAAAAATCTGCGAGACGGTGTTTCGAGCCTGATCGTTTACCGCCGGATTTTTCTGCTGATTAAACTGAAGTCTCTGGAGGTTCGGGAGTATAAACTCTCTAGCCTTTTGATAAACGCCTTCACGATCGGAGGCGTAGTAGACCCCGCCCTCCTTAAACCTCTGGGCCTCCGGGAAAACGCTATTTACAACGCTATTGAGTTGTTCCTGAGTTAGTTGCAGCCCAAGAGCATTTGCATATTGCTGAATATCCCCCGTTAGCCTACCAATAACTTCCGGGTTTGCTATTTCCCATCCACGGCCTGAACTGTCACCCATAAATCCTCCTTACTGAAGAACCCGCCACGGCCGAAGCCGGTAGTCATACTTGAACCCGTAAATCTCAAAAGGCGCGTTAGCGTCGTCATTGCCGAACTTGAAGTTAATAAAGCTCCCGACCTTCCCGCTGGGAAGATGGGCGTTGACCCGGCGGAGAGGAAGGCTGTTCGGGTCAGTTAAAGAGTGGTTATTAGAGACGGAGGAGGAGGCGTTGATCGTGTAGACGATATCGAGGTTTGATCCCGTTTCGGCCTTCCCAAGGAAGCTGTAATTAAGGAAGTCCTTCTCAACGAAAGGGTCTCCCCCGATAAAGTCCTTTGACTTCCAGTAAGCCGTAATGGCGCTGCCGTTGTCATTCTCACCAACCGGCCATGTATAAACAACTCCTGTGGAGACGCCCCCAAAATAGATTAAGTCGCTTACCTTTGCTGGGGCATCAATAGGGAATGAGTATTTAAGCCAAGAATCGAATCTTGGGTCGTAAATGTATGTCTTATTTGTTACAGATGTATTCCCTTCACCCACGCTCCACAAAAGCCTATGGTCACTATCCACAGAACCGAAATGCCGTATAACTGAGCCTTCATCCCATGTGATTGAAATAGACTCAATTGTTGGGTTTTGGGTATGGGCCGTCCTTGTGAAAAAAGCGGCGATGGTCAGATAGGGAGCCGTTGGAAGAGTGATAAATTCGTTATTTAAAATTGTCTGGCTCGACACAAAAGTAGATGAATTTGTAATTGTTATAGAAGTGTTTGTGTCTGTATAAACTGCATAGGCAATTGTTGCGCCATCAAGGGCTTCTTCTGCGACCAACCGGCCCCATGACGTAATTAAACTGCCAATGCTGATTGCGGTTGTTTGGTAGGTAGATACAAAATGGTTAAATTTAATGTCGTCGAAAAACCAGTTCGGAGTTGCTGATAGGATTTGTGCAACACCGAAGGAAATGGTTGAAATATTAACGATTGATGCATCATTGGCGCTGACGATAAGAACATCGTCAATGAATAACTTAATCTCGTTGGAAGCCCCTCGCTCTAGAACAAAATTGTAATCAACCCCGGCTGTTTGTGTAGGAGATGTGGAATTTGCTTTTGATGTGTCATTTTCAAAAATCTCAGACACGCCACCCCTAATAACTTGGCCAGCGTAGCAGTCATCAGAGGCAGAAGAAGAAGGGGTAATGGTTGCTGGCGTTTCACTGCATATTTTGAATACAGGGTATCCGCCGTTAGCATCAAATCTATAGTCAAATTCCCATGCCCCTACATTTCCATAAGAATTCGCAAGCCGAAGGCCGCCATTGGCTGCTGAGGTTGCCGCAGAATCAAATTTCAGCTCCCCCCCAGTGATAGAGAATGCCCCTTGCGAAACATCAAATTCTTGCCAGGCAGGAGTAGATGTATAATCTCCGTCAGAAAAAGAATCAATTACGGTCGGAGAGAAAACCAGGCCCCCAGGAGAAGCTGATGCGCTTAAGCCGGCTCCGATTGTCCCTGTTTCAAAATCACTTTGAGATGTCGCAGTCCAAAGGCGGCTTGCCCCTGAAACAAATTCTGATACATCTAATTTTTCCGATAATTTTTTAATCGCATTGCAATCATAAGAGTAGAAATGGCCATCCTGTCCCTGCCAATAAGTAATCCCATAATCTTGAATAATTGTGCTAGGCTGAACCGTTCCGATGGTATTCGACACACTTACGGTAGGACTTAAGTCATACTGGCTTTGGGCCGTAATGAGAAATGTTGAGTCCCTTGTCCATGCCAGGACGCCCGAACCACAAGCAACTTTTATAGCGTTGACTTTTTGGCCAGGAAGCCCAATGTCTTCTGTAAAAGCATCTGCCTCGTCAGTCCCAGTAGTAAAACTTGTAAAGTCCGCTATTTTTGAAAAGTGAACTCTGTTTGGATTAGCAGAAGTCCCCGATATTGCTAAACGGTCAGGCAATGCTTCAATTTGATCCCCCTTGGGATGCGAGGGATAGTATGTAACAGTCGTTCCATCATAACGGAGGATTTCATCCCGATTACTATTGGCTCTCCAAATATAACCATAAGAATCAACAAAATCGTAATAACTCCCCTCGGTATCCGTTGTGACAAATGCCGTATAATTACCGCCAGCTTCGCTGTAAAAAATACTCCGATTGTTCGCATGGATTATAAGATCAGTCCCGCCTGTGTCCCTAAAATAGTATCCACCTCGGACGCCCCAAGTAGATGTCCCAATCGTTTTAAATTGGTTGTAGCCCGCCCTCTTCCTAATGCCTTTCCCCGTATCTGTGATATCCACATCCTGGAGATCTTGGGCTTCGTCGTCATTAATGAGGACGGCGTTTTCGGAGTTATGGAGCCCCCGGAATTGGGGGATGACCTGGGGGTCCGCGTGGGTGATAACCGGCAGCAGGATGAGAAGGGCGGATAAGAGGGCGCGTTTAAAGTTCACCGACGTTCCTCCCCCCACGCATACGAATGGGCTGGGTCGCAGACAGGGCCTTAAAGGTTTCGATGCAATGAGACACCAGCTCGTCAAAACGCTTTTCGTAACGCTGGGCCATCACAATCGATTCTTGAGTGGGTTGAATATCTAAGAGCGTCGCTGCCGCCTTGTAAGCGAGAGCGTCATGGTAGGCGACCATTAATGTATGGCCGTCAAATGGAGTCGAGCTGTCGGAGGAAAGGGCGGGCGGCAGCTTAATGTATTCGACGGCGACGTTCGCCCCGGCGTCCTCCCCTTGTGGGATGGGATAGAGGTAGTACTTCTTATTGTTGGGGTCTAGATCGACATAGTAAAACTTAGGAGTGCCTTTATCGTCCGTCCAGTCCTGCCCTGTATAGCGATCAAGCTCGAACTTTGAGATACGGCGAAGTTCCAGCCCCTTGTGGGCCATCCGCTTAATGTCCAGAACGTCGGAGGGAAGATCATAGGCCGCCTGATCGGCAACGGAGGTATCTGTGGTGTTGTCAGTTAAAGCGCGGGTTTCAAGGACAAACCATTCCTGCGCCTTCTGAATTTCGTCCTGCACCTGGGCCGCTGTGAACCGCTGCGCCGCCGGGTCGTTGATTAAGAGCTGAATCCGCGACACGAGGTTCGCGCGTGTAAGACTTGGCATCTAGAATCTCCTCAAGCACCGTTTTGTATTTCTTCCCCAGTGTTTGCGGATTCCAGTTCATCTTGACTTCTGATCTGGCAGCCTGCCCAACAGCCCTTCTTAGCTCAGGGTTTTGGATAAGCCTTTCAATCGTTTCGATCCACTCGTTCTGAGTGTCTGCTAAAAATCCCGTTTCCCCGTGGCGGAGGACTTCTTTGAAATGCCCCACATTCGCGGCAACGGTAGGCACACCCATGGCCGAATATTCCAGCCAGCGAAGATTTGATTTGGCCCGGTTGAAAAGGTTGTCCTCAAGAGGGGCAATCCCGATATCAAAGCCCTGGCGGGAAACCCAGCGCGGGTATTTTTCAATGGACTTAAAATCATGCGTCCACTCGATCCGATCAACCCCGCCGCACTTCGGGCAAGTTGATGCCTTGTCGTAGCGTGGGTCGTTCGTGTCCAGCCAAGGGCATTCCGGCTTATGCTTGAAGAATTCCGGGCAACCGTGAACGCAACGAAAGACCACGTTCTTGTTCCGGGCCAAGACTTCAAAAACAACGTCCTTCACGCCTTCCAAATCCTTCGTGTGGGTTCCCCCGCCCACCCAGCCAAGAGTCACCCTCCGGCGGCCTGGGGAAGAACACCGCCAGAGGGCTAAATCAATCGCGTTCTCCACCACATGGATGTTCTCGTTGTAGGGGACCAGCTGCTCCTTAAGCCCCGGCGTGGAAACGATCAAAGCGTCAGACATCTTCATTTGTGCGTGGGAAATCGCCGTCAAAGGGCTGCCAGGGTAATAGACCGTGGAAGCGATATTGTGGGCGGGGATGCTGAAGACAATGTCGTCAAACTCCGTCACGAACGGCTTATCCGGGAGCGCTTTCCGCAGATCCATAAATAGCTGGAAGCTGTCGGAGGTGTGCAGCGCCATCCAAACCACGATATCCGCCCACCGGCAGGCATTCTCAATATCCGTCCGTACCACATCCCCATAGCTAATCTCGCTAAGGCCTTCCCACTCAGGGCGCATCCAGTTGTCTTTCTTGTAGCCGAGGACGCGGACCTGATGTCCCTTGCTCTCCAAATAACGAGCGGGCTGGACAATCCTATAGAAGGAAACCCCGGCGACTTCCGTGCAGATAAAGGCGACCTTGGCTCTTAGTTTAGGCATGCGTTTTTCAGCTCCAATATCTTCCCCTCATCGCGCAGTTTCGGGATGTGGCGATAAGCCCCCAAAATCTTTCTAATCGCTCCGAACTTAAATCCGGCTTTGTGCGCGTCCACCTGGAATTTCCAGTCATCAATGGCATGCTTGGAATAGTCGCCATCCGTATACTGGACCTTCTCAGCAACAGTCTTTTTGAAAGCCATCGTGGAGTGGCAGATATAGGTAAACTTGTCCGTCTTCACCCGCTCGAAGTCGAAGGGCATCACATCGAATCCTTCCTGAAATCGTCCCACCGCGTCCAAGACGTTGAACTGGCCATAGACGATATCCACCGTGGGATTCTTCTTGAAGTAGTTAAGCGTCTGCGCCACGCGATCAGCGGAAGCGATATCGTCCGCGTCTAGCACGAGAATCACGTCCCCCTGTGCGTTGGCATTCCCGCCATTCCTCGCAATTGAGCGGCCCATGTTTTTCTCATGAAGAAGGAACTTTACTCGGTTATCCTTGCGGCAGTAATAGTCGATGATCCGCCGAGTCCCATCGGTAGACCCGTCGTCCACCACGATGACCTCTATCTTCTTTTCCGTCTGCCGCAGGCACGACTCTATGGTCTGAGCCAGAAAGGCTTGCCCGTTATAGACCGGGATAACGAAAGACGCCTTGATCTTAGGCATTGACTACCTCCAACTGCGGAGCCGTCAATCCCTTGATTTTGGCTTTGAATTTCTCCGGGTCCGTTAGATCCAAGTAATGGGCTTGGGCCTCAGCATTAAGGGTCTTCACTTCTTGGAGGCCCCGGAGCTTGGTCACGATCTCATCCACCGCTTTGGCAGCGTCCGTTGTATCGACGTACCCCGTATAAGGGGCCTGGATGTTCGAGATCATCCACCGCCCCCCGATCAAGGCATTCCGAGGCCCATCTTGGAGAGTCTTGTCAACGGTGAATTGAACCAACACGGAGTAGTCCTCAAACCGATAACCCTTGTTCGGGACCACTTTTTCGAAGTCCACGTCCGGGAGGGCCTTAATCACGGAATCGATCAGGGCGTTATTCTCCTGGTCACCAAAGGCCAGCACCTTGAACTTTTCCGGGTAGGTCGTGATAATGTTCCCGGCCGGGCGCGGGAAAGGCACCACCTCAGCCTTGATCCCCAGCTCCTCCAGCTCCTGGAGCGTTCGCTCGTCCATGCAGAAGTTATAAGCGACATCCCGGTTGATAGCGGCGACGAACTTCTTGACCTCTAAGAAGGGCATCGTCCCGAGAGCCTCGGCATCAATCCCCATCCAGTAAATCGCAACTTTCGTGTCCCGGTTTGTCTTGAGAAGGAAGGCCATGTCCTGCTCAAATTCCGGGGGGTTAAACCCCACGAAAAGGCACATTTTGTAGTCGTGGGTGATGTAAGCGGGATTCCAGAAGTAGTCCGCCCCGATGAGTTTCGCCAGGCGGATTGCGTCGTAACGGAAGGCCCCGCCATAAACCAGCACATCCGGGGCCGGATCATTGAATTTCCGGCGGATCGCCAGGACACGGTTTTTGAACGTGTTCTGCTCCGTATCCCCTGAAATACTCTGCTTATCCGGGTAGTCGGACTCCCACGCCGCCCCCGCCGCGTTAGGGCCGCAAGGAACGTAGAGGCCCTTGGCTCCGTTCTGAATGATCCGTCGCCAAAAGTCCCAATCCTGGAGGCCTGTCAAGGACTCGTCCCACTCCACCAGCTTTTCCCGTTTCACGGGGAACATGGTTGAAATGAAGTTGTATTTCGTGATCAGCCATGGATCGAAAATCTGCTCAGACTCGTATCCGGGGATATTCGGGTCCGTCCAGCGATACCCTGAATAGAGGAAATCGACTTGCGGATTCTTCGTAAATCGCTCCACCCACACCTTGACCATCTCAGGGACAGCGTAGGTGTCCGCGTCCCAGAAGCAGATAATGTCGCCCGTCGCGACCTTCGCGCCAGTGTTTCGAGCCTTCGGCGCACCACCCCTCTCCCCAGGATTCACGATCTTCACCGGGAAAGGCTCGGCCAGCTTCTGCAATTCTTCGTTGGGGCCGTCAAACACGCAAATAATCTCAATGTCCTTATAGGATTGATCAAGCAGCGACTTTAGGCACCTTCTCAATTGCTCCGGCTTTTTCCCATAAATCGGGATAACGAATGACACTTTCATGCTGATTTCCTCCCCAGGACCTGCTCAAATTCGCTCCGATACCGCTGAAACACGTCCGGCACGGGAGCGTTCGTCTTCTTAAATTCAAAATGTCCGTAAGCGTCGGATGATTGCTCAAGGGTGACGCGGGGATGCTGCGTGGCGACCTCGGCAATCCGGGCGTCGGTCCAGCCGGGATAGAGCGTCTTCAGGCAGGACTTCATTTTCTCAAACCGCCGCTTGTAGCCCTTTAGTTCGCAATAGTGATTCACGTTTAACCCGGAATCCGCCACGCGGAAGGGATATCGCTTGAAATCCGTACCGTGGAAGTCATAGGCCCGGCCGGTAATATCCTTGTGGTACATGTCTTCATTGACTGAGCCATACCCGCCGTAGTAGTGAAGCCCAAACTTTTTGGCGTGAATGTTCTTCCACTGGGTCGCCCGGCCTTTGGTTATCTGCGTATTGAAGTCCCCGGCGTAGCTCGTCATATTTGTGGTCCAGGCCAGAGCGTCTTTCGACATGTCTTTGATCTTCTCGGCGTTAAGGCAAATCTGGTCGGGATGCTTGAACCAAACGGCGTCTCCCGTGGCCTGCTGAATGCAGACGTTGAAAGCGTTGTTATATGCCGCCATGTCGTGAGGGTTAAAATCGAATTCAGGAGAGCGGAGGATCTTCAGCTTATCCCCGGCGTATTTCTCTTTGATATAGTCCAGGAGTTCGTCCGTCCCGTCATCCGATTTGGCAACGGCATAAACAAATTCGTGGACATGCTCTAGGCAGTCCATAATCGAGTAACCGATGAAGTCGGCCTCATTTTTTACCGGGCCAAAGACGGAGACCTTCAAGCCGTTGCCTCCACGTTCAGGCTAATAGGCTGCCGTGTGAGAGAATCGATATTCGATGAGCAATCCTTCAGCCCGTAAGGCATATCCATAATCCGCTTCACATCCTGGAATCCCGCATTCACCAAAGCAGCGGCCAGCGTCGGGAACGTAAAGGCCGTGTAGTGATAGGCCAATTCGTAGCCCTGGTCGCCGTAGAGCATGTTTCGGATGAAATCAGTCAGGCCAAACTTCTGATAAAGTTTCGCCATGGCATCGAAGTCAGGGACGGCGATATAAGCCTTGGCTTTTGGCTTCAACACCCGTCGCCATGTGCGGAGAACGTCCGGCGTCTTGGCATGGCTGAAATGTTCTAAACAATGGCTCGCATAGATTTCATCGACAGAGCCGGCTTCGACCCCTTTTAATTCCCCGATGTCTGATCGAATATCCGCCCCTTCGAAGAGGTCCACAGTCAGGAATCCCGGGATGGGTTTGTCCCGCCCGCCCAAATTAAGCTTCACTCAGGACCGCCTTTATCTTCTGAATGTCTTCTGCCCGAAGCCCTGAGTGACATGGGACGTATAGCCCCCGGCGTCCAATATCTTCAGCAACAGGGAAATCGCCAAGCTTATGGCCCAGATGCGCGTACGCTTTTTCCTGCGTGGGGATAGAGCTGAAGAGGTTACGGCACTCGATTCCGGCGGCGCGGAAATGCTGGAGCAGGGAGTCGCGCCTCTGCTCTGACTCGCAAATAACAGGAAAAGCATGTGGGCTGATAAATTCACCGGGTTTCTCTTCCCCGCCAAGCTCAAAAAACACCTGGCGGCGTCTCTTGATAATGCTGTCCAACTCTCGAACCATCCCCAGGCCAATCGCCGCCTGGATCGCGGTCATCTTGCCGTTAAAGCCAATGACATCGAAATGAAAATCGGCGGATGATATCTTGCCGTGGTTCCTCATCCGGCGGGCCATGTTGGCGAGATCTTCGCTGTTCGTAGTGATCATCCCGCCCTCTCCGGTGCTGATCGTGTGCGAAGGGAAGAAGGAGAACGTCCCCATTTCCCCCACAGCCCCGCAAGACTTATTGAAGAACGAAGACCCCATCGCCTCGCAGCTGTCTTCCACGATCGGGAAATGCAGGGATCGCCACCCCTGGAGATCCACAGGTTTCCCTAGGAGATGCACCGGAAAAAGCGCCAGAGTATCCCTGCCAACCACTTCAGACGGATCATCTCCATGGTCCACAAAGACGGGCTTTAGGCCGTTATAGGTAATGGCATTCACCTGAGCGATGAACGTAAGGGCCGGGACAACCACCTCATTCCGCCCAGGGTAAAAGTGCTTTAGAACGGCCAAGGCGATTGTGTCCGCCATGGTCCCTGAAGACACCGCCACGCAATGCCGCACCCCCAGCCATCGAGCGAAAGCCGCTTCAAACTCCTCGATTGCCTCTGACTGCCCGATCTCGCCGCGAAGGATCATTTGCTTGACCCTCTCGGCGGTTTCGTAGGGGATGCTGACGTGGCTTAGCCTGATCATTTTTAGTTGGCCAACAAAGCGCTGATCTGATACCAATCCGTCCCGTCGGAGGCGACGATTAGAGCGTCGTTTGCCGTCACCACCACATTCGCGGCCCCAGCCGAAACGAAGTTCGAATTGGTATCCAGAGTGATATTTTGGGCTCCCACATTCACCAGATACATTACGCACCCGGCGTTGCTCGCCGCTGGAGCCGTGAACGTATTCGTGGTATTAGTCGTTACCGCGCCAGCGGCGGTGATACGCTTCACAGTCCCACAGGCATCCGCCGTAATAACATCGCCTTCCGCAATCGTCTGGGCAGAAGGCATAGTCACTATCAGCCCAGTTCCATTAATGGAAACGCTCGTCGCGGCGGTCACACTCGTAAGAGGCGTGGTCTTGATAACCACCTTGCTCCCATTCGCGGTCGTAGACCAGTTCTCCCCGGCCTGAATTTCGATAGAGGCGCTATCTGAGGTGGTGAAAGCGGTCCCATTAAACCCCCGCCCATAAATCCCGTTAATCACATCGCCGGAAAGGACCCGTTCCTTATCCCGGTCATGCCCCCTGGCGCGGCGAATCCTTTGACCAGGCGTCGTCGTGCTCCCGCCATTCCCATAAGCGTCGAGCGTTCCATCGTGCGAGAAGGTTGGTGTAGGGACAAGGCCAACCAGCATCAATAACGGCAACAAAAGTTTTTTCATCTCATTCTCCTTAAGTCAGTTTGAGCCTCATCCCCGCCCCCCATTGCTGGGGGGCAGGGTCAAGCTCAGCTTTAGATCAACTCATGCACCCACAGGATCACGCCAGCCGACGGGTTCAAACACGCCGCCGCGCCGGTAATCTTGTAAGTAAGGTACTGGTACGTCGCATACGGATTCGCGGAATCCACAACACCGTTCGCGCCGTTCTTCGTCATGAACATTTCCAGGCCGCCAAGGGCCTCAGTCACGCCGAACGCCTGCTCGCCGAAGATGAAGACAGGCAGAACAGAGTGCGCCGCGACGGCATAACGAGGGCAGACAGCCGAGGCAACGAACCGGACGCCGTAAACACGCAACGCGCCGACCTCGCCTTTATACATCCGGCCCTGGCCTTCGCTGGTGTACTGGTTCCAGTTTTCCCAGTTCTTGTCCTTCCGGAGGGAATGGATCGCGTTCGGATGGGTGTAAGCCACGAACATGCCATCCGCCATCCGGTTGGCGTTCAGCCGCTCCAGGCGGTTGATGGCCTTACGGACACCAAACACGGACAACTGAGACGACTGTGACGGGGCCGACTTGTTGACCGCCGAAAGGCGGGCGCAAGACGTGCTGAACACCGCCGGGAACTGGAACTGCCGGTTGGTAACGTTGCTCGTGCCCGTGTTGGCGCAGAAAGACGACGCCAAGGACGACATCACGGACGACAGGAACAGCGTCTTGGACTGGTTCTGGGTGAAGAACGGGGCCTTGAAAATGCCCGTGTGGCAGATGTACTCAAGGGTTTCCTTGGCGGATTCCTTAAGCTGCGCCAGAGCGCCTTCACGAACGTCCAGGACCGTCATGAACTCTTCCAGGTCGCTGATCTTCACGCCACGGCCATACTGCGCCGGGGTCGCGGAAACGCGACGGGAGGAAAGAGCCACGGTGGAGTTGTTGCCGCCTTCGGCCAGAGTCGAAGACGCGCCCGCAAGACGCACCCAGGCGTTCCAGAACGTGGTATCGCCACGCCGTTTCGGCTGGGGGGCTTTCTTGGCGAACTCATACAACGGCGTTTTGTTGTAGAGGGTAATCAGGGCTTCCGGGACGAAATACTCCGGGAGCAGGTTATCGTTGGTGCTAAGTTGAGTCAGTGTATCGGCCATTTAATTTCTCTTGCGCTGTTTTAGAACACCCGCTGCTGTAGCCGCGCGTTTTCAAGGCGCTTGATTTCCAACCCGATTTTGTTCGCTTTTTCCAGATCCCTTTCCTGGGAAATGGCGATGGCAAACTGTGCTTTAAGGTTTGACAACTTCTGCCCCGGGGTTTCAGTCGGCGTGGGACTCGGAGGCGGCACCGCGCGGCCCCCGCCCAGTGTGGGCGTAGACCTCACCGACGGCGCTGCGTCGGGCTGCTGTGCCACAGGCGCATTGATGAACCGCAGGGCGTCCTTGTAGGGCGTCCTGCTTTGAAGAAGCCACGGCCTCTCTTGGAAGGCGTCATCAAACAGTTTCGAGCCTTCTGTGGAATAAACCCACGGGTGCCCGTTCTGCCCAATGTCGTCAAGCTCCGTTGCCAGAGCCTTCTCACGGCTTTCGCCTCTCAAAGAACCAAGCTCCTGGACATGTGGCTTGATCCTCTGCTCTGCGATAATCGCTGTCAGATTGACGATTGCTTCCACCGGGTCTTTTTCGAGGTCGCTTAGAAGCTTTTGTCTAATTTCAGGCGACAACTTGCCTGGGGTAAGATCCGGGAGAGCGCTGGCCAGTTCTTTTTCACCGGCTTTAATCTCCTGGGTGGCCTTAGCCTCCCGCTTCCTAAGTTCACTCACGGCCTTTGCAATAGCCAAAGCCCTGGCTTCTTTGTCTTCAACGTGCTTCTGGAGGTGTTCTCTGGATTGCTCGGCTTTTGCCGGGTCCAGATTTCCTTCCTTGTCCCTGAACTGTTGCAGGCTGTCGGGCTTGGTCGCTGCCGGGGCCTTTGCCACCGGAGGAGTGCCGTCTGTCTGCGTCGGAGCGTCCATTGCGACAGTCGCCGCCGGAGTGGTCGAGGCAGTCGGTCTCGTAGCAGCTTCTCTCTTGGCCTTTGCTTCGGCTTCGAGCCTCGCCACGATCGCGTTGGTGTCCTCGACATAATCCTTGGCCGGTTCAACCGGCGCGGCGTTGGTGTCTTGAATCTGCGTGTCCATTTTTTCTCCTAAGAAACGAGTTGGTCTTCTTCCCCTAAGAGTCCCGTTTCTCTAACTGCGAAATGAATATTTCGATCTCTTCGATCTCGCGAAGCCCCCCACGGATAATCCCCAGCTTTTCCATGGCCTTCGTCTGCCCGACAGCCTTGAAAGCTTCCTGGATAAGCGCTGCCTTCCGCTCATCGAAATGTCTTTTTAGTTCCGCGCTGATGTTCACGGCGCTCCAATGGCGGATTCACCCGGAGGCGCGACTTCGCCGGTCGCCTGCTTCGTAGGCTTGGAAATCGACGGAACGCCCTGCCCCATCCCCATCGGGGTTTGCATCATGCCTTCCGCATCCCCAATAATCTCCGTCACCTCTTCAGGGGAGAAATCCTTAAGACGCCCCAGCCTTTTCGCCAACGCCAGCGGGTTCCACTGCGGGAGAGTCGAGGCCAGGAATTGCCCCCAGCTCATCAAGTCCTGGGATTTCTGGAATTTGTTTTCGGAGCCAAAAACATCGGCGGGGACATAGTCATAGAAGATGTCGATATCCTGGGGGGCCATGCGCCGCCAGGCTTCCCATTTGGGGATGATTTCGCCAGGAAGGATCTCAATTGGCTGCATCCCCAGGATCAGGCGCACCGCCTCATCCTCAACGTTCTGGTAAATCAACTCCATCGTCTTCCGCGCCACGTTGATATCGAACTGCCGCCCGATGATGTAGGCGTAGACCGTGAACCGGTCGAACGCCGCTTGGCGCAGCAACTCCATACCGCCTAACGTCTGGTTCGTGTCCTTCGCGCCCCCAGCGGCTCCGGTGGTCATCCGGTTCGCGGCGGTCACTTCCTGGATCTGGCGCTCCCGGTCAAACCGCTCTTTGAAAGAAGACCCGGGGATGTCGGAGAATGGCATCTCCATGACCACTTTCCGCACATCGTCAATTTCCGATCCCTTTAAGCGCCACAAAGCCCCCGGCGCGGAGCGGACCTCATTAATATCCACGAAATATTTCTCAATCCCGATGATGATCTTGTTCATGAGAAGGCTGATATTGTCGATGGACTGGTTTGTCGCCTCGTTAAGTTCTTCCTGAAGGCCCGCCATCAATTCGCAGACGCCCATCCCATAGGTCTGCCCTGCACGGATGTAGTCCACTTGCACAAAAGGGGGCTCCATCGCCTGATCCGGCTCTTCCTCGCAGCCGAGGTAGTAGAACCCAGACGCCACAAGCGCCTTCCCGGGCGTGATTTCGTTGGCGGCCTCGATCTGCTTCTCGGTGTCTTCGGGCATGTCCAAATCGATCCACTTGCGCGGAAGAGGGCCGTGATATTCCCAGACGGTATGGTTCTTGTCGTAGGAGGGGCGGGGGAGCTTCGGATCTTGAATTGACTGCTCAAACTTCACCGGCTGGATATCCGTCTCAAATTTGTCGTTCTCATAAATCATCCAAAGCTCTTTGACGGAATCCTTGTCCAAGAGCCCTTGATCCGCCAGGCGCTTCAGCTCGCCATAGGTGATCTTGTCCCGATGGATCAGACGCGATCCGTCCTTCGAATTCGGTTCCAAGAAAATGTCGCGGATATGGACGTGCTGGTAACGAATGCCGTTTTTAATCAGGACTTCCTGGACAACTTCTTTGTCTTTCAGCTTTTGTCCTGGAATCCCTTTCCCCTGAAGGGCATCCATGAACCCTGCCACGACGGGCTGGCGCATTCGCCGCTTGGCGTAGCGCTTCTCCCAGAAAAGCTTCATAAACCCCGATCCGTAGATGCAGGCTTCCTTGATCGTGTCGTACCGGGCGACCTGGTAGTTCCCTTTCTCCAGGTAGTAGCTCATAAGCGCGGTGTTCAGTTCCGCCTGAAGCTCGTCCCCCATCTCGCGGGGCTCCAGGGAGAGCGCATGCTTCTTGCCAGAATGGATCTTGGTTAGCGCAGAGGTGATCACCTCCACGTTCTGATTGGAAGACGGGATGAAAAGGCAACTCTGCCAAGGCGCTTTTTTCGCCTTAATAGCCGGGTCGTAGATGTTCCGGTAATTCATTTCAAACTTGTCCCAGTTGGCGTGATACGCCTTCTGCCGCCAGTCGTAGGACTCGCGGTAAAAGTCTCGGACGAAGTTCACCAACTCCGTTTTATGGATTTCGCGCCATGTCTTTTTTTCGCTCATTGGGTCCTTTTAAAGCTTCCGGCAACAAAAAAGGGCGGTCCCCTCCATCGCTGGAGAGAACCGCCCCTAAGTAGCGGTTGCCGGGGGATCAGACCCTTAGGAGGTCCGTATTAAGAGGCCGCTAAGCCTCTCCCGGAATATGGGATGCTACTTAAGCCTCGGTAACGATCACGCGACCGAGAAGCTCCTCACGAGCCTTTTCATTCTTTTTCTCATTCTCAGGGATGTCCGCCAAGAAAGGGATTTCAAGATCCTTCACGACCGCCTTGAATGATTTTCCTTTGAATGTAATGGTATGGGTCCCAGCCCCGTAAGTTTTGGCCTTTTCATTTCCCTTATAAACAGACTCTGCACCATTTTCATAAACCAAAAAAGCTGCCTTCGGAAAAGCTGAGATTTCTCCCAAAATCTCGTCATTTACGAGAATGGAAAAATTCCCATTCTTCTGGGGCACGAGTTTCGAGATATTAATTTTCACAGGTTGAGGTTTCACTTGTTCGGTCATTTCACTTCTCCTTTTATCGAAACAACGCTAAATTCTTATCCAGCCACTCATTTTCGGTCTGCTCCACCAACATGCGGGAGACGGGAATCACACAATGCCCGCCTACCCTGCCTTCAGGGAAATCCAGGAGCGGGCGAATCCACTTGGATTTGGCGTAACCCATGTTGTAGGTCATCGTCCAGTCGGTCACCACGTCGCGACGGGCCCTGAATCGCTTGCAGAGCCGGGACGCGGTTTCCATGAAAGCCAAATCGTTCAGGTAACGAGAAAGGCACAAAAGCTTCGCCAGTTCCGTCTCTTCGGGCTTCCAGCCGCCGGAGACCGTGAGCCCTACCCCCGCCAGATGCTCCGTGACCGCCGCTTGCGTGCGCTTGTCCAGGGCTCCCACATACTTGATGAACTTCCAAAAACCGTAGCGCTTATCGTTGTGCTGGCCGCGAATCGGGCTGTGGGCGATCTTGCCGCCAATCAACCGCGTCGTGCCCACGGGGACCGTGCTGTGAATCACCGTATATCGGGGCTTGTAGAAATCGGTCTCAATCTTAACCCAGTTCTCGAAATCCTTGCCGTAGGGGATCGCCACATGCAGGAAGTCCACCTTCTCGGCGTCCGGGCGGCCGTGTTTGTCGAGAATGTAAACCTTGTGCTTCTTCTTCAGAAGCGTGGCCAGAGCGCGGCCCACTTCTCCCAGTCCGCCCATCACGACGCAGTTAGACATTATCGCCCCAGTACGTAGTTTACGCCTCTCTGCTGAAACGGCCTCGGCACATAGACTTCCAGGTTCGCCATCGCTGCGTATCGCACCAAATCAAAGTGGTCTTTGTAGACGCTGTCCGCTTTCGGCTTCAGGGTCTGCGGGTCCCGGTCCCACCGCTCAAGGCTGCGGATGATGTTCCGGCACCGCTCCTTCACCCGAAGCCTCGGGAAGTTCAGGCTGTCGATGGGCATCCGCCTGTTGAACGACAGGAGGTCTTTCACCTTCTGGATGCCGGTCTCGACTTCTTCTTCGCAAGAGTAGGAGTCCCGAAACTCCAACCCGAACTTTTCCGCCAGATCCTGCTTTAGCGTGGTCCCGTAATCGTTCCTGGCATTGGCGAAGTGGCGGTCGATGATCCGGGTTTCCATCGGGTTATTGCCGTCCATGACCCGAATCAGGTCCGCATAATCCCGAATCGCCAAGCTCGTCTCACGGCAATTCGTCCAAAGCTCCAGCGGATACTCCCGGTCGAAGGTCAATTGCCCCCTGGGGTCCACCCAGCCCCACCCCATCGCCCAGGGTTTCCCCCGCGCCGGGTCCACGATATGGAACCACTGGCTCCCGGGGCTGGGCTCCACATCGTCCGGGATGATATGGAACCGTCTTTCAAAAGAATTGCCCAAAATCACATTCGAGAGGTGCGCGAACCGGCCATGCACGCGGGCTTCGATCTCTTCTTGGGTCCACTGGGAGATCATCCGCTCAATGTCCACATGGTTCAGGTTCCCGCGAATCCCATGCTCTTTGCAGTTCGCCTCGATGTCCCCCGTGACCACCGTGGCGTCCTTATGCTCCAAGAGCCGGTCTTGAATCCACGCCGCGCTGGTCAGGGGCGTCATCACGATCAGGATCATCCCGCCCCGTCTTAGACGGCTCACGCACCGGTTGTAGATGTCTTCCGGCGGGGGCTCCGAAAAGACCACCATCCCCAGGTTCACGCCTTCAAACTCTTCCGGTTCCTGCTCATAGGTCATCTTGTCGATCAGGAACCCAGTATCGGTCTTGTAGTGCGTGATATACTGCTTCCCGCCCCGGTGCGAGGTGTAGCGGCCCTTCGGCCACCACGTCGCGATTTCCTTGTCCACCGGCCCTGATTCCGTGACCAGCTGGCTCTCAGTCACAACCCTGATATGCTTCTCAGGGAACGGCCATCTTTCAAAGATCGGCAACCCTCTAAACCACTCGTTCTGCGGCCCCCAGATGATGTTGGCGAGGATATTCTGCGTCACGCAGTCCTTGCCCACCCCGTTCGCGCAGATCAGCAGGTTAACGAAGTATTTCCCGTTCCCCACCTTCTGAATGAACTGCTCCTGGACCCCGTTCGGCACAAAGAACTCGCACTTGCTTTCCCGTTGCCGCCGAACAAGCTCCCGAAGGATCGATTCCTCATCCAACCAACGCCCCCAAGTAACTCTCCACCGTGCGCCGCAACCCTTCCGGCATCCCCATCTTCGGAGCCCACCCCAGATGCCGCGCCATCCCCGAATCCATCACCTTCCGGTCCTGGCCGTCAAAGTGGCTTGCCATCTCCCACTGAAATCCCCCCTGATACCCCACCACCACCTTGACAAGTTCGGCCAGGTCACGGATAGAGATCTCCTGCCCGGTTCCCATATTCAAAATCCCGTCCCGCACATACTCCGCCACGAAAAGAAGGGCCTCCGCCGCGTCATCGACATACATGAACTCCCGCTTGGCGGTCCCGCTCCCCCGCATAGGCAACTCAGGCAACCCCTCCGCTTTGGCCTTAGTCATCTTCGCAATCAGAGAGCTCACGACATGCCCGCTCTCAGAAAAGTCGTCCCCGGGGCCGTAGAGGTTCGGAAACACCGGGGTAACCACCCCCATCCGCCCGCAAGAGTAGATCCGGGCCGCTTCCGCCAGAACCCGCTTGGAAACGCCGTAAGGCCCGTTCCCGCCCGCCGGATACCCGTCCCAAAGGTCGCTCGCCATGTAGGGATGCCAGCATTTCTCCGGGTACATGCAGCTGGACCCCACCATGACCACCCTTTCCACCCCCGCAAAGCTCGCCGCCTTCAGAATGTTCAGCCCCATCAGCAAATTGTCCCGCAGAAACGAGACCGGGTGCTTCATATTCTCAAAAAGCCCGCCAACCACCCCGGCGCAATGAATGACAACGTCCGGCTTGGTGTTCAACACCGCCGTATTGGCCCGCGTGGGGTCCCGAAGGTCCGCTTCCTGCCGCGTCGGCGTGATAATCGCCTCCACCGCCCGCGCTTTCAGCGCCGCCACCACCCTTTTCCCGAGGAATCCATGCCCCCCGGTCACGAAGACCCGCTTACCACCCCAGAAATCACTCATTCTCGGCCTTTTCCCCCTCAGCCTCCGCCACTTCCGGCTGGATCGCAGGCTTTTGCCCCAAAATCCCCTGCACTTTCTCCAAAAGCTGCTCTTTGCTCAAAGACGACAGGTCGCTCTTGTTCAGGATCTCCATGTTCTGCTTCACGCTCCAACCCTCATACCGTTGGAAGAACAGCTCAATCGCCTTCACGTCGCCCTTTTTGGCCTTCTCCATCAGCGCCATGTCCACCGCTGGAGCATACTGCGCATATGTCTGCCTCGCCCCATCCCGAATCTTCTCCCACTCCGCAGGCGAGAACTCTTTCTTCCACTTCCAAAGCGTTACCCGTGAAATCCCCAGCTCTTCACACTGCTCATCCTGGGTCTTCATGAAGAACTCGGGGTCTTTAAAGGCCTCTACCAACTTGGCCTTTTTTATGGCAATCTCTTCATTGCTCATGCTGCTCATATTTTGCTCCGTGTTATTGTGGGGGATGGGACCCTATAATTATTACTAGATGGGACCCATTATCTTACCCCTACCCCTCCCCCTATGATTATCTAGACAGGTCAAAGTGTTGCGTAGGGGCTCTACTTCTGATAATCTATCTTCCGTTAAATTTACTTTGTAGTAAAACTATTGATTATCAACAACTTGACAATTTAACGACCTGTTATTCCATTATTTCCTCAAAGTTAGCAATCGAATTGTCTAGATCTATTAAGGCCCTATCAAGATATTTCAGCACCTTATTTGTTAGCGTTTGGATGTTCTCCTCTTAATTCTTCCCTGGAAATCCCCTTACTTTAAATCCATAACGCCCGTAAAGATCATGTTCTCGCTTTATAAGCACAGCTTTAAAATTCTCAACAAACTCAGGTTTATAAACCTCTTCATTGCGATATCGAACAACACGATCTAAAGTTCCCCAATCCTTGCGGATGTCATAGCTCTTAGTTTTATCGTGATAACCGCCATCTAGTTCGATATTTAACTTGTAATCAGGAAGATGAAAATCGATGATGCGGTATTTACTTTTGGCGTAGAAATGAACGAACTCAAAGATATATTTAACATCGAGGGTCTTTAGTAGGTCCATAAACCGCTGCTCGGTCGGCGTAGGGCATTTACGATTTTCCATGGCTCTTTCTCTGGCCTGATTGGCTAGGAACTTTTTATATCTCCACTTGGCCATAACGCGGAATTCTCCCTTTCCTAAGGTTTTCCCTCATGATTGCTCTCGTCTCTTTCACCGAGTTTTCCAGGCCGTCCGGCTCATCCCTTTTTCCCCTGAAGTCTCGCGGTTTAACGGGTTACGCTTCAGCGGGTATCGCACTGCTCTTGCCGGATAGTCCAGGCCCGCAACAGGCCATTTTGTCTTACCCCTTAAAAAACCTCTGCCCGCACTTGTGATGCTCGGGGCATCTCCCACAGTAAAGGCACTTGTCCTTGTCCCGACACTCGCATTGCCACACAATAGGCCCTAGAACAAGCGTTTCAGCCTCACCTAGCCTCTTGATCCTTTTGCGGCAGCAACCGCAACGGAGAGGCCCTTCCTGCTCTTTAACGGGCTCTGGCGATAAGTCTGTCAATTCGCTGTTCAAACTCTTTCGCCTTCTTCCTTGCATTGGCGGTCATCAAGTTCATGCCTTCCATCTTCATGCGAGGATTCTTGATATCCGACCACTTCACCTTAGAGCCAGCCCAAACGCTAACGCTCTTCATGGCCGTACATAAAAACAGCCCGCCCCCTGCGTGGAGTCAGGGAGCAGGCGTAGCGAACTGTCGGGTACGCTAGAAATAAAAATAGTCGAGTCTCCTCATGGTCGTACCATGGGCGTACCCGACACTAATATTCTAACCTAGATTTGTGTTTGCTGCTTCGCCTTTCGCGGCCAAGTTCCTCGACGGAAACCGGCCATTATTCTCCTCACTGTCCTTTCCGGCACAACAAGTCTCACCGCAATCGCTTCGACTTTCCATCCCCGACAGCCTAGCCATAAGACCTTGGCTGCAATCCACATCCGCCTATGCTTCACTCGCCTGTCCTCGATGTCAGCCCTCCCGCCCTTTCTGTTCTTTCAAAGCGCATTCTCTACAGTAGTCCCCTTTCAGCAAAGGCATTGCCGAAGCAAAAGTCTGCCCATCCCACTTCCAGTCATACATTTCTTTTCCGCAATGCCTGCAGCAGACCTTACCCTCCATCACGCCCCCCGCCCATTCTTCTCAGACCATAAAAGCTCCCCAGTGTCCACCCGATAAATCCCATACACGGTATAGGCCGCATCCCCGCAGGGCTGCTCAGGCTCCAGGTCTCCGCCTTTAGCCCTTTCAAAGAAAAGCTTTCTGTTACAGTCGCAAGAATAATTCCCATCCCGCCAGATAGGGATGCCGTCATAGGTATCATCAACCAGGAGATCATCTTTATGGTCCACGGTCTCCCCTGATTGGACATCTCGGATCTTAACAATAACCGGGATACGCTGTTCCATCATTTCCCCTTCAACGCCCTGACGGCCTCCCCTGGCCCACCATTACCGAATTCCCTTTGCTCGGGAGTAGCCCATTGGTCGGCAACTTTAGCCGCCCCCTCCAAAGCCGCGCCCTCGGCCTCCCGGATCCAAGAAATAACCATTTCAGCCTGTCGCCTGGTCATCCCGACTTGGTTGCATTTCATCATGATCTCTTCCGCCTTCACTCCGCCCTCCTTCCTAGATTCCCGGCACTCGATGGCATTCTCCTAAAATCTAGGCAAAACGTCGCAAATCCCGTAGCCCCTGCCATGCGCCAATAATCAACAAAAGGTTAATTGATTACTAATTTAAATCAAATTGACGTGAGATTAGTAATCACTTCTCCCCCTCCGTCCGGCGCTGGCGCTGATAAATATGCGATTCCATCTCCGCTATATGCATGGCAAGCGCCCTAAGAGCCGGGCCACGGATGATAAAACGATATCGATAAAGGAACTGAAGGATCATTTCTTCTGCCCTATTAACGTCTGATTCAGAAATCATCACCCTCCTCCTCTCTGGGCGGGGTTGGATTTCGGCATCGGATACAGCTTAGGCCCACCAAGGGGCGGCTGATATCCTTTGTCGCCGGCCTTCATGATCCGCTTGAAGCACTCAGGGCCTACGAGTATGCGGTAGTAAGTCTCTTCCCCATCTTCGTCCTTAAAAGACTCGTTAGTGGTCACAGTGAAAGGCTTCCCCAGTGGCCGGTCACATGCAAAACACTTTTCGTCAGACCCATCATTCCCAGGAATCATATAAGTCTCCACTCCGGGCGGCAGATTCCATGCAGACATACCCCCTCCTCTCCTACTTGCCGGTGGCCTTAACGACTTCAGCCTCATAAGAGGTTCCATGATAATCGCCGCGATTAAAGTCTTCTATAAACTTCATGGCCTCGGCCTTCTTGTCAAACAACTCGATCTCCCGATTGTTGAAAACCACAGACCATCCCCACTTGCTGCGCTCAATCTCAAAACCCGTCGTCTTGGTAGTTTTCATGCCTTCCCTCCTCCGCCGCGCTTGGGCCTAAAGTGTGATTTCGCCATTGACATACTTCCGGAGTAGCACCCGCACCAACATCGATAGGCTCATGCTCGGGTCTATTTCCTTCTTGGCTTTCTTCTCAGCCTTGCGTCCCTCTTCCATGTCAATGTAGAGCGTGGCTTTGTCGTTCTTAGTAGCCATTAGTAGCCCAGCCAAGCGTAGACGGCCTTCTTGTCATATTCAGCCTTGATTCCCATTTGGTCATCAAAAAAAGTCCCAGGCACCCACTCAGGCTCGCCACTCGCATCCCGCTTATTCGGATTCACCGCCGTAAGGGATGTCGGCTCCCAGCCATGCTCCTTAAGAACCTTCAAAACCTGTTCGCGGGTTAGTTTCATTTGAGGCCTCATTGACTATCTGTCCTTCTTGCCTATAGTATACTGCACTATGGCGTATATGTCAAGGATTATTTTAAATTATTTCCCCCACCCCTCAGAGCGGACCTAATCTTTCTTCTGCCTTCCTGAACGCCTCTAGGGCGTCTTTCTCTCTTTTGGATAAATGCTCTTGCCAGCTACCACAGCCGCAACAGGCCCCGTTTGAGTGTGACGCCCTTGCTCCGCCTTCGATTGACTCCACAAGCTTCCCCGCCACCTCGCGCCACTTTTGAACCTCGGATGAAAACTCACAAGCCCGCATGATCCTATGACGATGACACGGGTATTTGACATGCGAATATTCCTCCGGGTCCGCCCCATCCGGGATCACCAGAATATCGTGCGGCGTCTGGCATCGAATCATCTTCGCCACCCCGCCTTCGGGTTTAGGCTCCATGAGATGACCCCTTCTCCCCCTCGCGGCGCGGGGGATTCTCTAACATGGACATTGAATGATCCCCGGCCTGTTATTACATCCGCAGTTATGGCAAGGCCCGCTTTTCCCCTTCGGCGGATTTGAAACAATCCCAACCTGAATATATCCTTCCCCCTTCTCCCCCGCCCGGAAGGGGCGCAGGGCTTCTTTCAGAACGCAAGCATCACAATCTGGCGTCGGCCCAAGTTGATCATGCATCATTCCTTTTAAAACCTTCTCCGCCGCCTCCACCAGCCTTTCCACGTCCTCCAACTTGTAAGGAATCCTTACAGGTTCCCCCTTCTCAAGACACTCCCCGCAAAGCTTATAGACCTTCCCGTCAATGTAGGAGCATTTGAGGCACCCCTTCTCAGGGTGGCCTGGGGATTCCTTAAAATATTCCCGCGCGATCTCAGCCGAACCAGGCTCATCGAACGATCCATTCACCTTTGGCCCTTCGTCCCAGCATGCAATTTCATTTAAAGCCGCCTCCGCCCGCGCCAGTCGGTCCTGATGCGGACAAGGTAGCCCCATCATCCTGGTGTGATGATCCCCGAAATCTTTCAGGGAATTCAGCAACTCCCTCACCCGCGCCTCCAGTTCCGAAACCTGCAAAGCCCTTTCTCTGGCCCTATCTACCCAATAGAACAGGCAGGAGCCTTTTTCCCCGAGAGATGTTGAATCGTGTTCGTGGCCACATTTTTCGCAAATATCGCATACGCTCATACCCCCTCCCCTCCCGCGCCCAGGGCCTTACAGACTTTGCATACCTCTCTTCTCATCCCAAACGGGTGGCACGACGGGTCGTGTAACATCCGCAGCGCCTCGTCCTTGGCCTTCAGCGCGGCCTCGAGGCGAGAGTTCTTTTCCACCACGAAATCATATAGTTCCTCAGAGATGGGCCGCTCCTTAGCGAGTTCTTCACATTTGGACCGGGCCTCTTGGGTCTCCGCCTCTTTCTCCTTCAGCGCGGCCTTCGCCTCAGTCAGATCCGCCGCAAGCCGCGCAACGTCATGACGGCTGGCCGCGTCTGGGTTGATGCTCAACATCGTGACCCGCTCATTCCACGGCAATTCGCTCACAATCCCCCCTTTGCCCTTTCAGAACGAATCGCGGCGTCGATGGCCTGGCGTGGAGTGCCTCGGAAGCAGTAATCCCTGACCCAATGCAAGGACCAAGTTTTTGGCGTGTATCCTCTGCCACGGTTAAGGCTGATAAATTTTTGCCGCGTCAACCAATCCAGCCGCTCCTTATCCGTAATCTTCTTCATTTGTTCCCCTTGGCCCGGAAGGCGGAGTAGGATTCCAAAGCTTCCCTCGACTTGTCGCGCCACGCCTCATACAAATCATCCAATGTTTCCCCTTGCGCTGTGCAATGGCTGGACATTTTCTGAGGGTCGTTCGCGCATGCATGAATTTCCCGGTCGTAACGGATTGCGGCCTTACAAGCTTCAGCCATCCTCCCCATCACCTCCTCCGCGGTGGAGAGGGATTTTTCGTGCGCCACGTTGATCGCCTCACAGGCCAGCTCCCAATGCCTTACTTCTTCATACGGGAGGTCCGGCGTTGGGAGAATACAGCCTCCTACCACAACGCGCCTTGTCGGGACTTTTATGCCGTCCCCACCTACGTAGCTAGTCCGCTCCTCAACTCTCGCAAATTTCCCGCTCATGTCTTCGGCTCCTTTGACGGGGATCATGACTTTCTCTCCTCACAAACAATGATTCTCGTTTTCTTCAAATTCTTCGTCAGGCGTTCGTAGACGTATGGCCTTAAATCGGGATGGATTTTACGCATCTCCCGCAGAAACTTCCAATAGGCACCGCCCCAATATTTCGGTCTTCCTTCTTTTTCATTTTTGGTCACGGCGCAAGCCTCCTGATATCTTCAGCGATGTTCCCGCTATTGGCACAGTCACTATCAAAAACTTCGGCTATCTTCGCACACCTCTCCACGACATCGCGGAGCGCCTTTTCGTGGGCGGCGTTGATAAAATCGGCCTTCTTTCGTGCAGCACCCTCAAGATAGGAACGGTCTATTTCTTTATCTCCAACGACAACAATAAAAATCCGCCTTCCCGTGTCGCGTGAATTCCCAATAGCTACGCGCGCAAACCCCTTCTTCGCCAGTGGTGTCATGGCTTCTTCTCCAAACGTTTTGTCGTATACGATACGGATACGTTTCGGTAAATATGAAAAGGGTTCCCACAATAGCCGCAGTTTATCTCGGCCTCCTCAGAGGCGCCAAAGTTAATTTCCCATGCGTCTCTTTCTTCTTTTCCGCAATGCGGGCATACCGGCAAATAAGTTTGTTCCAGTTCAAAAGTCACTCCGCGCCCCCTCGTTCGATCTCGTCGGCATATATCTCAAGCATGGCTTGGCTGTCAGAGGACACCATCCGACGAGCGGCCATCCGAATTCCCTCCGCCTTCGCCACCCTCACCAGCGCGTCGAGGTCTTTCTTGAATTCCATCCTGAAATCGCTTGGGCTATAAAATCCGGTCCACTTGGATAAAAAGCGCTCCACCGTCATCCCCTCTTCCATGTCAGTCCTCCTCCGGTTGCCACCATAGAGCCCAGCCCTTACGCATCTTGCGGGCCTTCAGAGCCGCCTTAACTGGTCCGATAGCCTCTACCCTGGCCGAGAGCATTTCAGGCCCAAGGACCGGCCTTTTCTTGCCGTTCAGGCGCTTCTCTGATTCGGCTCTGTCCACGACAATAGGCTCTACTGGCCGGAAGGCATAACAAGAGCCGACAGACATCTCGTGATTATTGCATTGGATACGCGGAGCCGGGATATACGCGGCCTTTCCAGCCTCCAACCATTTCTCCATATATTTCGCCCTATGCTCACAGCGGAAACAAAGGCCGATCATCAGTCCTCCAAGTGCGCCCGTCCACCCAGCGCTCCCAGCTTCCACAACGCCCGCTCAATGTCCACGGGGTAGTAGATCGTCCCCATCTCCGGATCTCTCACGCAGGTATTCACTCCCCAGGCTTCCCAAAACGCACACGGCTCGATGCCTCGCATGGTGATAATTTCATCGACCTGCGCCCGCGTGTAGCCGAACTTATGGGCGGGCTTGGGGAGTTTGTCTTTCTTCATTGGCCCTCCTTGCCTACAACTGGCTTTGTATGGGAACAAAACGCAAATCTCGTATGCCACGCCTGCAAGTCCTCCGCACATTGCTGGCAAGGGTGCGCCAGGATAGACGCAATCTCCTGGAGCTTATAGCCCTCTTTGTCATTTGCCAGCGTCTTACTCGTGTATGGAGCCCCGATCCTCTCCCGCTCTGATTCAAGGAACGTCCAGAGGATTTCCCCCTGGCCCTGCCCCGGGCTAAACATCGTATGCTCATAGCGAAGGACAAAATCCAGCCAGGAGAGCATGAGCGAGAATATCCCCCGATCCACGCCCTTGTCCCACACTGTTTCGCAGCGTCTTAGGAACTCTTGTTTATTCACTCCGCCTCCCCGGCCGAGGTGGGTTTCACCACCGGTCGCTCAATACACTGGACATCCCATTCCTGCTGCCCAATAATCGCGTTCCATAGCCCTTTCCAGAATCCAACCTTCTTGGGCGTATACCTAAAGTCGAAAATCCCCAACCTCTTCCCCTCGGCAATCTGGCGCATATAGATCCTACGCAACCTTCGCGCCCGCTTGATATCTCGATATGTAAGCACCTGAGTTATCATGTCTGCCATCTCATCCCCCGGCCTGGGCCGTTATTTCCAGATCAGCCTAATTCCCATACTTACCACCCACGAAAGCAAGGCCACAATCATCGCCATAAAACCAGCAAAAGCCGCCCCGATTCCAAAATGTCCGGCATCTTGTATTGAAGCCCAAAAGAACGCTAT